ACGTGATCGATATTGCCAAAGACACTGACAAGGGCAGTGATCTCACCAGCATCACCGGGCTCGACATTGGCTGTGAATTGTTTGCGCTCAAGCTCCATTTGAGGATGGAGCCTTATACCATGGCAGGTAGTCTTACTTTTTGGTGGTACTCAAACTCAGTCTTCTGCGGATGGGGCGTCGCGGTACTCGAGTTCGCACTGATCATTAGCGCGACAGGTGCGATCGCCTACCGGCACGAGGCTCCCAATTGGCTGCCATCCCTTCCCTGCTTCCTGAAAGCATTCCTCACAATGATCTGCGCGAGGCTCGAGGAAGCTCCGTTCCTGCTGCATCCCGGCATACTTCTCACGCTGTGCAATGGACTCTGTATAGCTGATCCAGCCGGACTGCCCATATTGCGCTGATCGCCCTGGCGCCGGGTTGTCCTGGCCGGATTCGACACCCAGCAGGAATCGGCTGAGGAAGCCGTATTGCTGCACTAGAATCGACCCCAGCTTACCGCGCTGCCTGGCGCCCATCTGTTCCTTGCCGCCAAAGGCAAGCTGCGACATGGCGCTATGCGTAGCCTTGACGCCTTCGCGCATTCCAACGGCCCAGTCTTCGAAACTGATTGCACCGTCAACGTAGGTTTGGGTTAAGTCTTCAAGCGCACCGGCACTCTTCGCAACGATTGAGAGCCCGATCTTGCGCTGTTCGGCAGGTGTGAGCGGTTTGCCGTTCGGTTTGATGTAGCGTCTGAGTCTTGGGTCCCACTGGTAGTCAGGCACATTGTCACTCGTGCTCGATCGTCACTTTGGGTTTGGCCTTGAGCATCTTTGCTGCTTCATCCTCACCGAGTGCTAAGAGCCAGGGGATGGCAGCATCAAGCACTTCATCATTCCCGGTGGCGTTCGGATCAGCCGCCTTGAACTTAAGCACCTTTGCTACCTGCTCGTCATCGCTCATTGGCTCATCGGCCATCAGATCGCCCTCACTTTGTACTGGTGCATAGATTTCGTCTTCAGCTTCCCAATCGTAGCCAGCCTGCTCGCGTGCCTCACTGCGCTTAAGCCATCCGCCTTTGTAGCCAATCGTAACGCGGTTATAGAGCGCATCCTGATCCTCAGAGAGTGCCCGCACCTGTGATAGATCAAACCTGAACTTAGTGCGTTCTGTATCATCCTCGAAATCAACAAGGAATTGCGACGTCAGCTCCTCTTCGATGTAGTGATACAGCGGAACCAGATAGGATTCCGTTGCATATTCTACCAGTTGCCGCGCATTTGAGTAAGTAGCTTTGTCCAAACCTGCACCGTATCCAAGGACGATGGCAGGGATGCCAATGACTGCGCTCAATCGTTCTTCGGGCAGCCGTCGAAGCTGCGCCAGGTTGAGGTCACTTGGGCTGAACCCAACCTTTTCGACATTCACAGCCGCACCGCTCACCCACGCTTTACCGCGCTGATCGCCTTGAGTCTGTCTCAGGTACTTGTCACGCACATCGTTTGGATCAAACTGGAACGCATTCACGTTCTCTTTCAAGCTAATCACGACAGGTGGCACTGCGCCATTCTTCATGAGCAGCGCACTGTATTCAGCAATCTCATTGTCTGTGTAGACTTCGCGGATCACAGATGCTACAGGTGAGAGGCCCATCCTCGTGTTCCTCGGGTCAATGCCATCCCTGAAATGGATCACATCTTCCTGTTCGAAATGCTGTGTTGCGCCTTCCACCTTGTACTCATAGCCGGTGATGAACTCGCTGCCATTGGCCGGCCACGTAGGGCGCATCTGATGCGGTGGCACATACCAGAGTTCTGTGATCCTGCCACCATTGTTGCGAATCTTGAGCACATACGGATTCCCACTCACAATCCACGAATACGCATATGCCTTAAGAAGTGTAGTGCCGGAATAGAATGCATTAGGTCTGCGCAATAGCTTCGCTGCCGGATGGTTTGGCACGACCATTTCCATCCCATCCTCATCGAGAGTGACTACGTTCAAGGGGGCTTCAGGTAGCACACGCCCAAGCCAGTTGACTGCAGCCATCACGAGCGATGCACCACCGATGTCACCCGCTTCAGTGGTGTAGTCAATCTTGTTGTAGCCGTAGCCGTGCCAGGCATCTGAGAGCACATTCCAGACTGGGAACTGATAGCCACCGCCTGATGTGCCACCTCCCGAGCCGGGGAATTTGAGCGCATCTTTCAGGCTCGCTAATGCCTGCACAGATCGCCTGATTAGACTGGTTTCCTTGTTGCTCATCCTGATACGACCCAGTTGCGCACGCCAACGACTGCACGCCACGCCAGGGCACGCGCAATCACTGTGTCATCGTGAAGGCCAGTTGGTGCCTGATAACTCACGCGCTGCGTGTTGCCTGCCACCTTCGACTCAAATGCGTGCAGCTCTGCCGTTGCAGCCGGCACATCCAGCCACCTGCATTCCGCGCGCTCGAAGGCCAATGCAAGCGACTGAATGAGCGGCGGCTTGGATGCGGCCGTAGTCGTGAATGGGAACACTGGCAACCCATCACGCTGCAATGCTTCGATATTTGGCGAGCCAATACTGTTCTCTTCCGCTTCGATGTGCGATACACCCCAGCGCCGCGCCAGTGCATCCAGTCGCCCACGTTGAAATGCCCATCCAATTTTGTTGAAACGATCCAGGGCAACCTCTTCACGACACCCGCTGCACAGCACAGAGAGACACGTACTGTCGTTTTTTTGACCCCAGTCAACTCCCATTACCATCCTGTGCCCTTGATGCTCTGCAGGCTGCGCATTCTTCGGTGCAGTCAGATTCGCCACAATGTTTCGAAACACCGATTCCTCACCCTCGAGGAACTCCGCCATGATCTCCTGGCGATACGCTTCGTCTGACAGGTCGGTTGTGATGTCCTCGAGCGCTGCTCTGCTCAGATGGGGATTATCGAAGCTCGTGAAGTGCCATGCCTGCCAGCGCCCGGTCGTGTCACCCTGTGCCTTCTGATAGAGCGAATGAAACCAGTTGCGTCTACGCGGTGTGCTGATAAACCAGGCGTCCCCATTGTTATCAAGCAGCATTGGCGCCCCCACCTTGTCCCACGCATCAGGTGCGAGCAGCGCGCACTCATCGAGCACGAGAAAATCTGCGTGATCGCCTCTCAATGTATCGGCATCGCTTGCAGTCTTCACCTTGATGCGCCCGCCATTATGGGGAAACAACATGATCCTTCTCTGCTCATTCTTCTCAACTACGCCAAACGACGTCAGCTCATAGAGCCATTCCTTCACTTTGTCCCAGAAGGCGTCAGCCTGATCCTGCGTAGTGGACGCAAGCAGCACACGCCGGCCCTCGAGCATCTTCGTCACAGACACTCGAGCCGCAAGCGTAGTCTTCCCCGCTCTGCGCCCCGCATTAACAACCATACGCTTCGCCGTCGATTTCGCTATCAACGACTGCTTCTGGTGGAGCTGCGGTAAGCGCACGGTCAGTTGTTTGGCTGTCGCTATCATTGACGATCCTGATGAGTACACCGCCAGTGTGCTCGTGATATTCCTTGGGCTTCCCGAACGTGTATGCGAGCAGTATCTTTGTTGCTTCCAGGTCCTCTGCCTTCGACCGCCTCACGAGCATCTGGATGACTTCCATCCGGTCCTCTTCAGTGAATGCCTGTTGGAGCAGCCAGTTGAGCCCCTGCGTATATGCTTTACTTTTTCGTCCGCCTGTAAGCGCCATAATCCGTATGTCCTATGCAGCTACCACAGTCACGCCCTGCAGCATTGAGAAGCGCCCTATCTCGCACGTGTACGGATCACCATTGGCAGTAAGCACCTGGATGTCATACGAGTACGGAATATGTGGCCGCATGAGCTCAGTGTCGGCGGCAGTCAGATCAAAGTACATTGCCAGCGTGTCGGTAGCCGCATCTGTGATCTGCCCGGCCGATGTTTGCGCTGTCGTGATAACAATGGGTCCGATGATGGCAGCGGAATCAGGCGCAGTTGCGAGGCGCTTGATGGTGAGCCATGCCTTGGTGATGATGATGGGCGCCAGCAGGCCCGTATAAGTGCGCTGGATGCGGGCAGCATCACCTGTGACTAAATGAGTGATTCGAGTGCGTGGTGACATTTCAGTAAAGGTGCGTGAATCAAGTCCAATGGGTGCGGTGATGGGAATGTCTGCTGTAAGAACGGGCACGCCAAAGATGGCGCTCGAGGCAATGCCATCAGGCAGAATGAGGCCAGGACCGGACATGAGCATAGGCACGCCAAAGGCAATAGTGGACGCAATGCCATCAGGCAGAATAGAACCTTCAACCGCTGGCTCAGATGTAATGCTCGAACCACCATACGCATAGCCACCATATACGCCCGATCCGTACATAAACTTAGCTGGTAACCTGGAAATTCTCAGCGTTCAACGGCGACGCCGTTGGCGAGTAGAATCGCAATCCGCATATGGTCGCGGTCTGGTTAAATGTTTCCGTTGCAGTCAGTGTAATCCCGCCAACCGTGCAAATAATGCTCGTGCCACTAAGCGTGACGATCATTGTGTACGTGGTGCCGGCAGTCAGCGCTAAAGTGTCGAAATCAACCGTCACAGTTGATGCAGAGAGTTCCCGTACGATCGAGACGTTAGCTGATGCCGAATCATTCAGGATGAAGTGGAAACAATTCGCCAGGGTGGACGCGCGGAAAATAATTTCGCCATGATGCCCGGAAGATACGACCGGAAATACAAAATCACATTGAATGATCACATCCGCATCCGCGGCGTCAACAAAGTAGGTATAAGCAACGGCGCCATCGACCATTGGCTGCAATTTGTTGGATTGAATCTGTGGATCATTCGCGCCGCCTTCCATCTTCGTCCAGCCCGGCCCAATGTTCATCGTGTGCGCAGTCAGCAGCGTTCCGTTTGTGTCAGTGAAAGCGTCAAAGAGAATCGGCGCACCGCCTACATTGTTCTGAACAGGCTCGTCACAATCAGCAAGGTTTATACCCTGCTCGTTCTGAATAAACCCGTCAATTGCTTCATAAATGAACGTCACGGCATCACCGCCTGTAACTGCCGGCGAAATTAGATAACGGACTATTGATTTATCGACCTGGCGCGTTGCCGTTGAAATGGTTGCGGGGGTGCCATTGATTTCAATACTTACACCCTGCTTGAAATCCACGGCTTTTACGGGCTCACTGAATTGAACGATAACGGTTGTGTCATTGACCATGCCCACTTCAAGCTCTGCACATTCCGGCACAGTAAACTCGAAGGGCGGTTCGCCAATCTCCCGAATGTACATGTTCTCCGCGCCGTTGACTATGATCGCGCCTGGTTGCCATCCGACATTGGCAAGCACAATCTTGTAACGCAATTCGCCGCGGCCCACATTAGTCGGATCATTCACCTCTCGCACATACGCATACCAGCCCGATGCAAACCGCTCAAGGTCCAGCTCGTCGATGATTAAATGGTGCTGCGCGCGAATGTCGATAACCGTTGGGCACCAGCCCGACAGAGCACGAATGATTCGACTGCCGCCATGCGAAAACTCATACACAAACCCGTTCTTGCACGCCCATACGCCCACATCGTTGATGATTGATCCTTCCCCTACCCGCAGGCCGTTATAAAACCCCATGATGTTAAGCACGCCCTCAACGCGCTGATTGACGCCACTATTGGAGTTGGGATGAATAACGCCGTAGCTTGTCGCAGTCGTCGGTTCGACAAGATCGCTGATGTATTGCGTATTGCCTGCAATCACTGCGGTATCACGGAAATATGTATTCGTGAAATAGCTTAGATTTATGCCGGATATGACGGGGTTATGCGGCATCAGGAAAATGAGGTTCTCAAAGCCGGGGCAGACGTAAGTATTATTGCCGGGATTGTCGCCCACTGGCCCGATGCCGCCAATAAACGAGCCGGTACCTGTGTTGGTTGTGCATTTGATGCGCGTGCCTGCCGGCAATGGAATCGCACTATAGACACTTGGCGAGAAGGTCACGCGGCCCATGCCACCTTTGAGCAGAATCGAATATTGCTTGCTCAGAATGCCCACAGAGGGCAATTGCACAATGCAGTTTGAGCGCGAAGTATCCTGCAACGGACTGGCAAAAATGTACGGCCCTTCCTCTTCGAAGATGATGGTTGCATTGTCTGAAAGGCTTGCAATCGTGTTGATGACTGCTTGCAGCGCGGCTGTGTTGTCAGCCGATCCCGGTGTAATCCCATAGTCTGCGGCAAAATACAGCGTGCCCTCATTCGCAATTGCTGCCGGTATATCTACGTTCACCAGCTTGGCAGTAGGCCCGGCAAGTATGGAGTAGGTTTTACTTGCAGTGTTCTTCGTGCTTGCGCTTGTGGATTCCTGCGCGCGAGTCACTGTCAGCGTCTCAGTAGCGCGCGCGGTCACTCGAACGATTTCCACGTTTGGATCATCACCCGGGTCTGGATAGTCAGTAGAGTTCCACCACGTCGCATTGAATGGCACGTCAGGCAAGCGAGCGCCATGCCCGGATGTAAGCGCTATCGAGGTAGCAGCAGCATCATAGCCTGTACTAACTGTGACTTTGGCGAAGTTCTTCGCAGCGTCGAATAGACTCATGGCAGTTCCCTATAACGCAAATATCCTGTTCGCCCCGTTATCCCAGGTGATCGTGATGTCTGCACCTGTGGGCGTAGATGGCAACCCGCTGGCAGTGTCGATCAATGCAATCAGGTTTGATGTGGCCTCAGTGCCAGTGTCCTTGTAGATCAAAACGTACTCAGACTGATCGCCAGTCACGCTTGGGAAGGTCACATCAGCTGCATCAAAGACACCGGCTGTGACAGTCTTGCTGGCAAGCGTTTGCGCCGTGCCCACCCGCGCACCCGCCGGCACGTCAACCAGGAAGTCGTGAGTGCCGAGACTTGCCGTGTAATCAGCCGAATCAACAAGCACGCACTTGATCGTGTCAGTCAGCAGGTTTACGCCACCTGTCGTGAGTGCCAGCGTTTTGTATGTTGTGTAGAGCGCAGAAGCCATAATCTACCTCACGCAGTTGTTTTCGGTGGTGGTGGTGTCGGTGTCGGACAAGGTTGGGGTGCGCACACGCATTTGCACTCACAGCCACCATAGGGGATTCGTGGCCGACCAAGCTGTGCGCACCCACCAAGCATCAATGCCAGTACGAGAAACAATACCAACCTCACTGCGGCGCGAGTATCGCATGCGGGATAGGCTTACTTTGCAATGACCAAAAGAATGGGCGCCCGGAGAATGCGAACTGTCAGGCGCCCGAGAGTGGTTAGAGAAGAATCTGACGGAAGTATACCTGCTATTTGCGAATGATCGTGTAGGTGCGAAGCTCCGGTCCCTTGCTCACTCCCTGGCGGCGCTCTCGAGCTTCCTTCACGATACCGCGCGCCACCAGGCCATCGAGCAGTTGAGTCACCTTCACCTTTTCCATTCGCGTGTACATCTGGATGTCAAGCACCGTTTCGTGATGCTCTTCGACTGCCTCAAAGACCAGCTCTTCATCATCCGTGAGCATCTTGAACGCTTGCGGATACTGATCCTTTGCCTTGCGTATTGTTGAATGGATTGTCTTTTGGATTGTTGCTGACATCGTAGTTCCGAGTAGCTGACACGAGCGGTAGTACTCGTACTTGAGCCGCTTACTGGGAACTCTGACCCAAAGTTTCAATTCCGGCATAGGAAAAATATTTGTGCGCACGGTGCGCACAGTGCACACCAACCCTATGTCACCCTAACTTACGAATGGGCGATTCGAAGCGTTCCTCCATCGCCATTCTGTAAGCCTCGTATGCGATCCCATCATCAGGCGCATCACACGCTGGACCGCACTCATTGACGTAGTTATAAACGCACTGATCATCGAAGATCATCGAGCCTCTGATGATGTCAGGCCCACCGAAGCATACATACGCCTGGCGTGCTCGAGTCACTCTGCGCAGCTGCTGCATCAGCCCTACCAACGTTGGTGCATTCTGCTGTTCACTCATTGGCTTCACCTCAAACCACGCACGCCATTCCGGTATCCAGAAGTCAGGCAGGTACGCTTTGCCAGCACCGAGGATGTAGCCTTCAGGTTCATACTCCCACGCGAGATTCATTGCATCGAAGAGCACACACCATCGTGCTTCAGTGCGCGAACGAAAGAAGCGACCGGCATAGCGCGTTTGGATGACGCGGCCGATGCGAGTCTCAGTGTGTACTGATCGAGGCAGGCTCATTCTGCTTCCTTCTCCATCGCGGCGAGTTCTTCCCTTAATGCCTGACTCCAATAGAATTGGCTTGAATATGCGTTTGTGTTTGCTCGCTTCTCCACCCGCTCCACGAATGCGCGGATGGCTTCGAGTTCAAAGTACCCGTCAGCATGTCGTTCGAGAATGGCTTTAACGGCGTCATTGAATGGCTGATTATTGTGCGCGGTACAGTTAAGACCATCCAGCCACAACAGCATTTCATCAATCGTTGGTTCGGTCATTCCTTCACCTCAGATTCCATCGCGGCGAGTTCATCAAGGAGAGACTCAACAAGTGCAACTTCCCAACCTGATTGCGTAACAAATGAAAGCGCATCTGGATATTTGTTATGCACCCGCTTACGCACCCGTTCCACGAATGCGCGGATGGCTTCGAGTTTTTGCCGTTCGCATTCTTTCTCAATCTCGATAGACGCAATTCGCTGGATGATGTCATCGTCGCGGTGCTGTTCGAGAATGGCGCGGATCGCTGCTCGTAGCCTTACAGCATCATCGGGAGTGCAGTTAAAGATTGCGCTGTCCACTATCGCCAACATCTCATCAATCGTGGGTTCGCTCATTCAGGCTCCGTCATCTCGTCGTCATCATCGGCCTGCTCTTCGAAGTACCAATCCACAATCTCGTGCAGCTTTTCCTGCAGCTCATCGAATCGGGCAGCATCTTTCTTCGCAGCCTTGCCGAAGATTGTGGACTGAATGTGCACGTGCAATTCAGTCGCAGTGATCTCTTTGCTCATACCGCCAGCACTTTCCCTGCAAGTGCAAACGCCAATGCAAACACACCTGCGGCAAACAACAACCTCCCCAACTCAGCCACCTTTGCGTTAGCACTAAGCGCATATGCGAGCGCCCCTAGAATCGCCATTACAATGGGAATAATTGCAGTAGCCATCACGTAGCCTCCTTGGTTGCTTGCTCGAGGTAAGTCTCAAGCGGTATCGGTTCAGCGAGCCATTCTGCATCACCCTTCGCCTTGCACACTCTGCAATGCCAGGCACGCTCAGCGCCACGCTTTTGCGCTTTCGGTGTGAAGATCGGCCGGCGTGCTCCACACTTCCCACAAGCGAAGATTCCATAGACTGGCATCTTAGGCGGAAGCGTTTCGGTCATATCGGCTGCCTTCCAGCGCCTTTTCGCCCACTCTCTTCGCGCGTTCCACATCGCTTGTATGCCTGGCATGTTCGAGCAGTCGGATCATCTCGAAGATGGTGGCTTCGTATTCCCCAATTGCCTCCATTACCTTGAGCTCGAGCTTCGCTACGGTTTCGCGGAATTGCTCTTCGATTGTCATTCGGCCCGTTCCCATATCACCGAATGCTTGCGCTTGTGCCATTCCGGTTCACCAAGTGGCTCGAGCCTGCGATTCTCAAGCGGTGCTGCAGAGCACGCGCACGGTCTGACAAACGTATTCTCGCCGAAAGAGTCCGGTACTTTGCGTGCAAGCGTTTGCCACCCACTCCCTTCGCAGTACCAGCACACCTCACCGCTTTCGAAAACGAGTGGCGCTGGCCGGCTGTTGCGCTCTTCCTCGCGGATCGCATGCCAGGATGCAATGAGCTCCTGCGGTTGCAGCAATGCCTTTACCACGCGGTTGCGAATTGCGTGGAGCTCGCACTCTTCGATCCGGTCCGCTGGTATCTGCGCAAGGATGCGCTGCCAGTCGCGAATCTCGTCAGCAAGGGCTGCGTCGCTTAGGGCTGCAACTCCTGCCCGCCGTCGCGCTGCGCTAATTATTCCCGCTAAGACGTGCGGCAACTCG